TAGTGGTGGTAATAGATCAATTGATTGGCAAGATAGAATACTTAAGGATACAACAGCAGTTAATTCTATTGATTGGAGCCAAAGAAGACTTATTGATAGCACAAATACTGTTAGTACTGATTACACACAAAGACAACTTTACGCTAATGATGGTTCAACAACCCAAATAAATTGGAGTAATGTAAATTACATAGAGTTCCCTAGTGTAAATACAAGTGTACCAATAGTAAGTGTTTTAGGTTTAGATATTAATAATAGATTGTACGCTACATCTTCAACAGCATTTGGAGGTGGAGGAGGTCCAAGTACTTTTAATTCAACCTCATCATTTTTAGGAAATGGATTATCATCTTCATTTAATATAAATCATGGTTTTAATACTTTAAATCTCCATATAACAGTCTACTCAGCAAGTGGAACATATGAAACAGTTTATCCAGACATAAGAAGAGTAAATGCTGATACTGCAAGTGTCGTATTTGCAAACCCACCAACAACAAATCAATATATAGTTTATATATCACAATAATGGCACAATTTTTAACTGAAATACAATTTGTCACTACAAGTTCTATGGAAACCCCAGAACCTGGATTTATTACTATATATGCTAATACAGATGGATTTTTATATGCTAGATTATCAAATGGAACTCAAGTTAGATTAAGTAATACCTCTATATGAGTCAGGTTTTAAAAAGTTTACAATTAGTTACACAATCATATTCTGGAACTCCAAGTACAGGTACTGGAGCTTTATTTGCTAGTGGTAGTACTTTATATTTTGAGAATGCCGCGGGTACTTTATTTCCTTTAGGATTAACAAGTGGTGAATCTGGATACACTATAATTAGAGAATACACTGGATCAGCACCAGGTGGTGGAACTTTAACTCCTACTTGGAATAACAATTCAAATATAAAATATATACAAGTAATTTGTGTTGGAGCTGGAGGAGGAGGAGGAAGTGGAGGTTATGGAGGAACATCAACAACTGTCCCAATACAAGGAGGATCAGGAGGAGGTGGCGGAGCAATAGCTTGGGGATTTTTTGATTCTGCTTCATTGACCCAAGCCAGTTACCCAATTTCTGTTGGAGCAGGAGGCGCGGGAGGAAGAGGAAGAGCTTTTGAAAATGCTAACCGTAGCGGAATCACAGGATCAGCAGGTCAATATACAACCTTTGGTAACAACATGGTTAGTGCTAGTGGAGGTAGTGGAGGAGCTGGAGGAAATGCAGGCACAAACACATCCCGTGCTGGAGGAGTAGGAGGATTAGCTATAGCTTGCCTCCCAGGCCCTGGTTTTGCTATTAATGGAGGAACAGGAGCAACAACCCCATTCACAGGAAATGCTTCTGATGCTACTAATTTTTTTTTAACACCCCTCACCCCTACAGGAACAGCAGGTGGTGGTGCTGGTTATAATGTGAATAATACTGGAGTTTTTGGTTCAGGCTCATTAGGAGCAGGTGGTTACCAATGGAATACTCTTGTAGTTAATAATACTATTAATGGTGGATCAGGTTCAGCAGATATAGTAGCAGCTACTGTTTTATTACAATCCACAAGTAGTGCATTTTTAGCTACTACTTATGGTTTAGGAGGAGGAGGAAATGGAGTAAGAACTCCTAATGATTTTACAGTAGCTGGAGGCCATGGTGGATTTTATGGAGCAGGAGGAGGTGGATCAGGATACGCTAGAGGTGCTGATCAAATAACAACTCAACCAGGTGGGAGTGGCTCCTCAGGTTTATGTATAGTAGTAGAATATTATTAAAAGTTATGGCAAAATTATTAAACACAACATTTTTAGTTACACAATCTGCCCCACCCACACCTGGATCTGGATTTGGGACAATGTATGCTAGTAGTAGTAAATTATTTTTTAAAAACACTTCTGGTACAACATATGATTTAACAATTGCTGGTGGAGGTGGAGGATATGTTAATGTTTTAATTTACACATCAAGCGCTAACTGGTCGCCTCAACCTGGTCTCCAATATGTAAAAGTTATATGTGCTGGAGCAGGAGGTGGTGGAGGTTCTGGAAGAGTAGCTGGAGCTACTGCTACAACAGCTGGAGGACAAGGAGGTTGTGGAGGAAACATAAATGTAGGATATTTTTCTGCCTCTGCTTTATTAGGTAGTACATATACTGTAAATGTAGGAACTGGAGGACCTGGAGGAGCACGAAGAACCTCAAATGCTGCATTAGCTGGATTAACAGGAACAGCAGGAATTTCTAGTTCTTTTGCTACAGGATCCGGAGCTAATTTTACTAGATTAATATCTGCTCTTGGAGGTCCAGGTGGACAAGGAGGAGCAGCTGGTGGACTTGCAGGGGCAAATGCTTTACCAACAACAGCTCAAGTTTCTAATCCATATCCTCCTTTTTATTTTTGTGGAGTAGATGGCTCTATTGACACAGCTGGCCCAGTAAGTGCAGCAAATGCATTATCTGGGACTCGTTGGTTAGCTGGAGGAGGAACAGGAGGAAGAATATTTAACACCGAAGCATCTTCCTCAGGAGGATCTGGCTCAGCAATTTATTCATATAATACATTAATACAATCTGGATCCCCTAGTGCTGCGGCATCTGGTCTACCAGGAAGTAATGGAGCCCCAGTACTAGATGTATCCCAACTGCTTTACTATAGTGGTAGCAATATAACTACTGGAGTTAGAATAGGTACAGGAGGACATGGAGGTGGATCAGGAAATAGATCTGTGACACCATTAGTTAATGGTGGAAATGGGGGATCAGGAAGTTTAGGAGCCGGAGGTGGTGGTGGTGGTGGTGCAACTACAGCATTAAATACGATATTTTCTGGAGCAGGAGGACTTGGTGGAGATGGATTTATAATAATTTTTGAATACTATTAAAAACAAAATACTATGAGATGGTTAATGTTAAAATCAAATTATGTTATTGATATAATACTTTGGGATGGAGTAACTCCTTATGATTATCCCCATGATTATGATATAATGATAGAAGACACTGCTTACAACATATCAGTAGGAGATTGGTATGAAGCTTCAGAAAATGTTTTTTACCACCCACTTTCTACTCCACCAGATTTTCCACCAACTTCTTAAATATTTATAATAAATTATAAAAATGGAAACAAAAGTTTTAACCCAAGAAGAAATTACACAATTAAAAGAAGTACAACAAGAACGATTTTCTATGATCGATAAGTTTGGTGCTATTGAAGTTCAATTTCAAGAATTAGAATCTATAAAACAAAAACTAAAACTTGAATACGAAAAACTAAAGCAAAAAGAGGAAGTTTTAGGCAAACAACTCCAAGACAAATATGGTGATGGAACCATTAATTTAGAAAAAGGAGAATTTGTAAGCGCCTAGTTTTTTGAGTTCTTTTAAGATATTTATCAACAAACCCCAATTAAAAACAATTAAAATAATTTAATAACATGGCGACTAACGTTTTACTCTCCCCGGGTGTATTAGCAAGAGAAAATGATACATCTTTCATAAACCAACGACCCCCAGCTGTAGGAGCAGCTATTATAGGCCCCACAGTTAGAGGTCCTATTGGTGTCCCTACTATGGTAACTACCTATAGTGATTTCGCAGCTACATTTGGCGATTTGCTCATCAGTGGTGGTGCCCCATATTCTTACTTTACATCAATTGCTGCCTTTAACTATTTCCAAAATGGTGGTGAGACATTGATGATTACTCGTGTAGTATCCAATTCAGCAGAATGGGCTCCTGCTATTGCAAACGTATCATCAAGTACTCAAGCTGCTTCACAACCTGCATTTGTATTAGAAACACTTTCTGAAGGTGTTATTATGAATAGTTCTGGTTCTCAAGACTCAAAAGGAGGTTTAGTTAATGGTACTGTTAACAATTTACGTTGGGAAATTGTATCACCAAACACTTCTTCAGGTACATTTACCTTGTTGATCAGAAGAGGTGATGATAATACTAATAGTCCAATTATCTTAGAACAATGGACTCAAATATCCTTAGACCCACTTGCTCCAAACTATATTGAAGCAGTAATTGGTAACTATGAATATGTTTATGATCCTATTAATAACCAATTAAATATTAATGGTGACTATGCTAATAGGTCAAGATACGTAAGAGTTAGATCTGTAAACAACCCAACCCCCAATTACCTTAACTCTGCAGGACAAATTGCAGTTAGTTCATACACTGCTTCTTTACCAATAGCTCAAACAGGTGCTTTTGCCGGCGCTACAGGTGATATTATAGCCGGTGTTAATTTTTATAATGACATTACAGCAACCAATACTCAAGGATTAACAGCAGGTAGTTATACAGATGCTATTGCTCTTATGAGTAATGATGATTATAAATTCAATGCTCTTTACACTCCTGGCTTGATTTATGAATTTGCAGGTCACGGATCTACAATTAATACTATTATTCAAAATACCCAAAACAGAGGTGATAATATTTATGTACTTGATTTGTTAGATTACGGTGGAACAGTTAATTCTGCAACTGCTCAAGCTAATAACCTAGATACTTCATATGCTGCTACTTATTGGCCTTGGGTTTCTACTAGAGATGTTACTACTGGTAGAACAGTTTGGGTTCCTGCCTCAACATTTATCCCTGGAGTGTACGCCTTTAATGACAGTGTAGCTGAGCCATGGTTCGCACCTGCAGGTATTAACAGAGGTGGTTTAACTAGAGTAATCCGTGCTGAGTACAAATTAAGTGCAGCCCAACGTGATGCCCTATACCTCAGCAATATTAACCCATTAGCTTCATTCCCAGGCACTGGTACTGCAGTTTATGGTCAGAAAACATTACAACGTAAGCCCTCAGCACTCGATCGTGTGAATGTTCGCCGTTTGTTAATTGTACTTAAGTCTTATATTTCTAGAATTGCAACTAGCTTAGTATTTGAACAAAATACACAAACTACAAGAAATATTTTCTTAGCACAAGTTATCCCATACCTCGAATCAGTTCAACAACGTCAAGGTTTATATGCATTTAAAGTAGTAATGGATAATTCTAACAATTCTTCTGAAGCAATTGATAGAAATGAGTTAATAGGTCAAATTTACTTACAGCCAACTAAAACAGCTGAATTTATTTACCTCGACTTTAATATTACTCCAACAGGTGCTACTTTCCCTGCATAATGTTTAACCAATAATATATTTATTAACAAATAAAAAAACTAAGAAAATGGCAATATTAAATTACGATGAAATGTTCTTTACACCATTTGAACCTAAACAACCCCATAGGTTCCAGGTGTCATTGGATAACGTACCCGCATATATGATTAAGGGTATGAGCGCTGTGAATTTACAACAAGGTGAAGTAATATTAAATCACATCAACGTTCAAAGAAAAGTTAAGGGTAAAACCACTTGGGGCGATGTGACTATGACATTATTTGATCCAATTACTCCTTCTGGTGCACAGACAATCATGGAATGGGTTCGTTTATCACACGAATCTGTAACAGGTAGAGATGGTTACTCTGACTTCTACAAAAAGCGACTTGAACTTAACGTTTTAGGTCCTGTAGGTGATATTGTAAGCCAATGGGTACTTGTAGGTGCATTTATTAAAGATGCTAACTTTGGTGATTATAGCTACGATACAGAAAATACAGCAGTAAACATTACTATGACTGTAGGTATGGACTATGCTATATTGAACTACTAAGACTTAAAGCTAAATACTATAAAAAGAGCTCGCATTTTTTGCGAGCTTTTTTTTCTTCATATATGTATATAGGACAAACAAAAACGTTATAACAAAATCATTTATGGAAAACAAATTTAATGTCCCAACAGAGGTTGTGGACTTACCTTCAAAGGGTTTAGTATACCCTAAAGAAAATCCTCTTTCAAGTGGTACAATTGAAATGAAATACATGACCGCAAGGGAAGAAGATATTTTAACCAACCAATCATATATCCAAAAAGGTATAGTATTAGACGAGTTAGTTAAATCACTCATCGTTTCCGATGTAAAGTATGATGATTTGATTGTAGGCGATAAAAACGCGTTATTAGTAGCTGCTCGCATTTTAGGTTATGGTAAAGATTATACCTTTATGTGGGGTGGTGAAGAACAAACAGTTGATCTTTCTACAATTGAAAATAAAGTTATCCTAGACCACCTCTATAACCCGGGTGTAAATGAGTTTAAGTTTACTCTTCCTTCAACTAAAATAGATATTACATTTAAGTTGTTAACAAGCGCTGATGAGAAAAAAATCAATGCTGAGTTAGAAGGCTTAAAGAAAATCTATAAAAATAATGTACCTGAACTCTCAACCCGTTTAAAGTATATGATTACTTCAGTTGAGGGAAATACAGAAAACCCACACATTAGAGAATTTGTAGACAAGTATTTGTTAGCCCGTGACTCCAAGGCGTTAAGGGAGTATATAAGGGAGGTACAGCCAGACGTTGATCTGACCTTTTTTCCCGAAGGAAGCGACACAAAAGTCAACATTCCAGTTGGACTTAACTTTTTTTGGCCTGACGCCTGAGCTAGCTCGGGATTATAGGATTAATTTATTTACCCAAATTCATGAGATGGTGTTTCATGGCCAAGGTGGCTATGATTGGGAAACAATCTACAACATGCCTATGTGGCTTCGTAAATTTGTATTTCGTAAAATGAAAGAATACTACGAAGAAAAGAATAATAACAACGCACCAAAAGATTTAATTTCCCAAACTAAAGCTATTCGTGAAGGCAAAATTCAACTCCCAGACCAATTTAAGGGTAAATTAAAGCAACCTCCTAAATACTAAATTTGATAGTCTTTAATATTTATAATATATACTTTTATTAAAACATGGCTGCACAAAATCAACTTAGTTCTGCGGAATTACAAGAACTTATTAAGTTATTACAAGATGTAGAAGGACTACAAGAAGCTGCTGCTAGACAAGAAGCAAATCGAATTGCTTCTACTGCAACTGCTAGAAGACAACTTGAAGTTTTAAGAGCTGAATACCGAGAATTTACATCTGATATTTCCGATTCATTAGATACTTTTAAAAAACTTGTATCAGAACTAGGAAATGCATCTTCTGGGGTTACTATAACTACTCGGGCTTATAAAGGTATTATATCTATAGCTGAAAAACTTCAACTTCATCAAAAAAGTATAGTAAATTTAAATGAAAAGGATCTTAAAAAACTTAAAGAAAAATTAGCTATACAAAAACAAAATATAATTAATTCTGAAAAAGTATTAAAACAAGATGAGGAAAGGTTTGCTAATGAAAAGCAACTAAAAACTTATGAGCAAGAAAGATTAAAGGCCTCAATTCAAGCTCTAGAACTTAAGGAAAAAAATAATACTATAAGTAATCAAGAAAAACTTAATCTAGAACAATACCGCAAAGAAAATAAAAAACTGTATTCTGATATACAAAGTATAACTAAGCAACTTGAAAAAACTCGAGGCTACTTAGCAGAAATCCCAGGTATAGTACAAGGTGTAGATGCTAATTTTAATGCAGTTAAAGCTACTATAGAAAGAATTCAAGAGGAACTTAAAGAACAAAATTCATTATTAGGATTAGGTGGATCAATTGTAGCAGGTTTAAGTACTGCTTTGGATAAACTAGGATTTGGTAAGTTATCTCAAGCCTTAGGTATAAGCCAAGCTACTTCCGAAATGGAAGAGTTTTCATCTAAAATTGTAAAAAAACGTAGTGAAGAGGCTAATTTAAGAAGTAGCATAGAACGAACTCAACAAGAATTAGAATCTAAGGGTTATAGCCAAATTCTTAATAGTTTAGAACAAGAAAAACAACTTGAAGAACAAATTGCAGCAGCTAGAGGAAATTTAACAGATGAGGAAATAAGACAAGGAGCAGGAGGCATTGCTTTAAAAAACCAACTAGACCAGTTAGATGTTCTTAAAAATATTATTAGTGAAAAAGATAGAGAACTCCATCAAAAAGCCCAAATAAATGACCAAAACAAAGTTACTCTTGGTCAATTAGCAGCTCAAAATGCCAAGTATGCTGGTATGAATGGGCATTTAGCTGTTTTAGGTAAGGGCATAAAATCAATGGGTAGTTCATTGATTCAAAACCTAACCAACCCCATAACCCAGGCTACTTTTATTGTAACTCAATTAATGGATGCTTTTAAAGCTATTGATAATGGGGCAGGAAAGTTAGCCAAGGGAATGAACATTAGTTATGGTGAAGCTCTTAAAGTTCGAGAAGAATTTGCTGTAATAGCCAGAAACTCAGACTCAGTATTTGTAACAACTGAAAAATTAAGTGAAAGTT